TCAGGAGCATTTCTGATTAACGCCACCGTTAAGAATCCACCCTTCAACAGCTTCACGAAGGTATGATTTGGGGTGGGTTCTGACTGGCTTCGGAAATCCGTGCCGTTTGGTATAGTTCCAGATTGTCTGACGTGATGAAACACCGAGCTTGTTCATCACTTCTTTCTCAGGAATCAGGCTGGTATCGGTCATCTTAATTCTCCAGGCAAAAAGAAACCGCCATATAGCGGCTCTATCAGATATGTACAGGCCTCATCGAGTGTGAGGCGTTAGTCCTTGCGTAGCTCGCTGATTCTTCTGTAAGTCTCTGGTGCTTTGTTTCCGTGTATCTTCATTTCAAACTTCAACAGAGCAACGAGAGAATCCCATTCGTTGAGGATGCCTTTGAATGCCGGAACGCGCTTTGCAACCTTGTCGAATGAATCTCTGATTTCTGGAATCTGCTCAACAAGTGCAACGCATCGCCGGAAGTCTGCTGCGTCATGTGGAGCGCCGAAGTGATGACCATAGATATTTTTTTTCAGTCCACATGCGATTGAGGCAAGAGTTGCGCTACTGATGCCGACATCGCCAGTTGATTGCCATTTCAAAACCTTCATAGCCAAATCTGACATTTCTTGTCTCCAATAAAAAACCGCCATCAGGCGTCTTGGTGTTCTTTCAGTTCTTCAATTCGAATATTGGTTACGTCTGCATGCGCTATCTGCGCCCATATCATCCAGTGGTTATAGCAGTCGTTGATGTCCTCTGCTTCGATAACCCTGTCGAATGGCTCTCCATTCCATTCACCTGTGACTCGGAAGTGCATTTATCATCTCCATAAAACAAAACTCGCCGTAGCGAGTTCAGATAAAAGAAATCCCCGCGAGTGCGAGGATTGTTATTCACCTTTGACGGCAAGTTGCAGGTTAGCCACGGTTAACCTCCTGCGGAGGTTCTGGTAGCGGCATCCAGAACAAGACGTTCCCTAACCACGATAAAGTGCCGTCGCTCAACTCCACGTATTCCCCTTGTACCTGTCCTGCCATATACTCGCCGTGCTTTGAATAAATTAAAATCCAATCATCTTGAGGGGGCATTCGCTCACTACAGCTTATCCAACCATCCGGAGTTACCGGAGAGTTGCCATTTACATCGAAGTTTGGCTCTGCGTCCTGAACCAGGAGGATGTAACCATTCTTGGCAGTATCAAGTTCTAACGCCTCGGTGACGGTACCGAAATAGCGATTACCTAAATCCGCATCACAAGTGCTTACATCAATGGAAACCTCCATGCCTTCGATTAATTCTGGCAAGTTGTAAGCTTGGCTTACAGGTTCTGCTCCCAGCGATGCCAGCGCAATTCGTGCCAGCTCACGCACAACTTCAGGGGGCGCGTGACGGTCATTCAGGTCATCCCACAGACGTAGCATGTCATTGCTATCAGGGTTAACATCCTCATTAGTTCCGGCCAGCGCACTAATAACCTCATCGGCTGCTTCAATAATTTTCTGTGCCTGTTCTCTGGTAATAGTGGTCATTTGTTATGCCTCAATACACGAAATCTGTTTTAAATTCATGGTTACATTCTGGACAGCATGTTTCGTAACCTTTTATTTCTTCACATGCCTGTTTAGCTCCAGAAAACTCCCAGAAATCAGCATCACAAAGCAGATCGAAATTGTGACCGCATTTTGGGCATTCGGTATCAAGTGACAGATTCCAGTAAGCAGTGGTGTTTTTATCCATATCACTCTCCTTTGATGCGAATGCCTGTTGCAATGCTGTTTATGATGCTGTCAGTGCATGGGGTAGAAAGCTGGGCATCTCCAGCAATTTTCATGACCTCAACATCTGCATATCGAATACCGAGGTGTATCAGACCGGCTATGCCTGACTTAAGCCGAGCATTTTCCATAAATAGAACTTTTGCCCGCTGTTTTTCTGCTTCAAGCTCAACGCGCAGCTTCCCTACCGTTAGCGCAATTTCCTCGTTCTCCTGGTCGCGGGATTTGATGTATTGCTGGTTTCTTTCCCGTTCATCCAGCAGCGCCAGCACGGTTTCTGGTCCGGCCAGAAATTTGAAGGCGTTGAGCGCATCAATATCCACACCGTAATCTTTAAGTTCCTGTTCGCTTATCAGATCATCATCAACTGGCAACATTAACAGGCGTTCCATTGCCGTAATTGCACGTTCTGCCGCCTCACGCAGTGCCTGATAATCAATCTTGCTCACTGGTTGCCTCCTTTGCGAAGCTGGTCGGCGAACAAACGTACACCAGACGCTTCACTGCGTAGAAACTTAACGGCATCATCAAAACCACCTCGTTCTGCGTCGTCTGCTCCGTTGTCGAGGTTATCTGCGTACATCTCTACCCCCTGCGCCCGTACTTCAGCCAGGAAAGCATCGGTGGCTGGGGTTTCAGTAACATCATCTTCCCATTCGCTAAACTCCTCACGACAAAAGTCATTAAATTCCTTCTCAGATTGCTTAAGTGAGGTATTTTCAGCAGCCATCTTCGCGCATTTAGCCTCAAGGTTATCAATCGTGATTCCAGCAGAACTACACTCCCGCAACGCCGTTTCCAGTTTTGATTCAAGTTCACCGAACTTACGGACAAGGTATTCAGCGTTTGTTTCGTTAACCTTTAAATCACTTGGGATGCATTTACCTTTCAGAAATCCATCCATCTCAATTAGTGACATTTGTTTCATTTCTTCCCACTCCGCCACATCGCATTCAGATATTTGTTTTGATTCACTGAAGGAAAAGAATTTCTCTTAAGCAATTCCTCTCTCGATGGCATTGGCTTTACGCGTTGGCGAATAATCATTTCTGCCGGAAGGATGCCGGGATTGTATGCAAGTCCTCTCATGATTTACTCTCAACGAACTGGTCAATAGCCATGCTAAGTGACACACCTAAAGTTTCGATATGCTGCTGAATATCCTGTAGCGTCTGCGCCTGAGATAACAGAATTTCACGGTTGCATAACTCTTTAACCAGATGCTCAAACTTGCTGTAATAACCGATACGGCTTAGTGTTTCTTTCCCTGCATTCTCGCCTTCTTTGATAATTCCTCTTTCATTAAGAATCAGGTCGTGTTTTGTTCCAGTAATAACGTATTTTCCGAGGTCGATGTTCAGCTTCATTGTTAATTACTCCATGTTAATTTATTCGTATGCCTGCTCTTTCTTCATCGAGTTTTTTTAGCTTGTATCGCATAGCTCTTACTGAATAAATTGAGCGGCAGGTTGCAATTGCTATTTCTTCTGCGGAGAACTTACCGAAAAGTGATACTTCGGCTCTTGTCCAGCGTCTTCCACGAAGTCGGCTAACAATGTCAGCTCCAATCCTTGTTGCTTTCGCCATTACTGCTTTTTCAGTCCTTTCCAGTTTTTCAGCGATAACTTCAACTGGCATTGTCGCCGCCACTTCGCGCAAGAAATCGACTTCCCATTTCTCCCATGGAGTCTTTTTCATAGTCGATACCGTTATTTGATAAGAAGTGAAGGTTTCCCAACTTTGAGTTGAGCGCCGGGGATATTTATTCCTGCTTTTAGTTGGTGTTTGATTGCCAGTTTGTCGGCTTTAATTGTCGTTTCGAACTCAACGTATTCAGGAGGAAGGGCGCTTGAGTCGATGATTTCTACAATTTCTGACGGTTTTCGGATTGTTACCTGGTGAATGCCTGCTCGAATATTTTTCTTGCCAACCATTTCAAGCGATGACGCTATATATGATTTGATGCTCTCAATCTTATTTTGAATTACTGCGGCTCGCTCATTCAGTGACTTTGCCTCTTCCTTGAGGCGTTCGGCATAACCAGATTCATTTTTAATGACGGAAAGAAGTTGCTCTATTTTATCGGTAAATTCTCCTTCCATGCCTTCTATTGTGTCAGCAATCATCTCTGGCTCTAAATCTGAATCCATCAGCTTTGCGTATTCATTGGCTATTTCATACAGTTTGCTCACTGGCAACCTCCAGTTTCGCTTTGCATTCTATGTAAATGGCTTGTACGTTCTGCTGCAATTTCATTCCAGATGTCAGGCGATATGCTTCTGCAAAATATCGCTTCAAATCATCCATGTTTTCTGCCTGAGCCATTTCATCGCAAAGAAGTTGTACTTTATCCATTATTTCCTGCTGGCGTTTCCGTTCATCTTCGCGGATATCTTCCTCTGATTTGTGCGGCATAACTGGTTCAGTCCACACACCTTCTTCTTCGTTTAGTACGTGAATAGCACTATCAAGACGTGATGCCTTAGGCCAATACTTGCTTGCACGCTTTACGACCGTCTTTCGCGCCATCTCATTCCAGTGATTTACCCATGGTCCTTTATCGCTGAATGCCGCCTTGCTTGTTTTCCTTACAGCCTCAATTTCAGCCAGACTCATCTCTTCCGTTAGATAATCACCTGCTGGCGTCTTAACTGTGCAGTAAACGCCAACGATATCACCACGATCACCGAAGGCGTTGTATTTATGGGTTGGTGCTTTATCAAGCCCGTTTGACTCATAGGTATCGTTAGCATGAACAAGTTTTGCCTGACCCCATGAGATAACACCAGACTCCATTGCAATATGGAGCAATCCCATATAACTGATATCAAGGCACACCATGCCGTCGCGCGGAACCAGATAAGCCAGTTTGCTAGCCGGGTTTAAGGTGATGCCGATCGCCGCAACATTGATGATGGCGTTCTGTGCGCTGGTTGGATTTGCCAGTGCCGTTTTAGCCAGGTAATCATTTTTCTGGAAATACTGAATTGCAAACTGGCTTTCCTTAGCCCATGTCACCGTCTGTTCAGTCAATGCTCCGCAGAATAACTGCTCCTGCTGTTTAACGAATTCAACGATATTGCTCATGCAGCTTCTCCAAAAATGTGTCTGCGTTTGAATATTGAGAAGGCATATTCAGCCTTAACTCTTTCGGTTATTGCATCCCAGAACCATTCAGCGGCTTTTTCCTGATAGTTACAGTCATCATCTTCCAGCCAGTCGATAGCGTCCTTAGTGTGTTCATCTGGTTTATATGAGCGAAGCATTTCGCTTATTGGGTCGCAACGTTTGCAGAGACGATCAACTTCACTGTTGATTCGCTCGTAATCTTCATCAGTAAAACTTGCGATTATTTGCGATATTTCACGCTTATCATTCAGAGTCAGAATCATCATCTTTCTCCTGTTCTTTGTGCTGATTGAGCATTTTGTTCATCTGACGAATGAATTCTTCGTCTGACCAGTTATCTGTAAAACTCATGGACGGCCTTGTTGTTTCAAAATATCCCAAAGCTTTTCGAGCAAACTTTTCATTCTTGGTTGTTTAAAGTCTGCTCCGGTTAAAATATTTTTTCGTGAATGCTGTACCGATAAAATCGGGTTGAAAGGGCGAACCGATGCCGCCCCTGCAATAGCGAACTGTTGCATAGGATGCTCCTTCTGTTTGATTGCATAACGAAAACGCCTCGAGTGAAGCGTTATTGGTATGCATATAAAAAGGCCCTCACACTGGAGGGCAAAGAAGATTTCCAATAATCAGAACAAGTCGGCTCCTGTTTAGTTACGAGCGACATTGCTCCGTGTATTCACTCGTTGGAATGAATACACAGTGCAGTGTTTATTCTGTTGTTAGTGCCAAAAATAAAGGCCGACTATGCGGCCTCGGAAGGAAGTCCAATCATCTTATTCAAATCTTCTACCCGTAAAGCAGGAAGTGCTGTACTTGCTTTATCTGCTTCTTTTGGTAGCAATTCTTTGCTTTCAGGCCAAACTTCAATGAGTCGCTTAACTGTTGTGACTGAGTTTAAAGCAGCCCATACATTTGATTCGATATCCTTTTTCTTTGCTTCAAGTTTTTGTTGTAATGCGCAGATTTCATCAAACCTTTCTGTTATTTCGTGTTCTGCGTCAAACATGCATTTATCTTTGGTCGGAGTAGGGAGCAATATATCTTCGCCGTTGCCGTCTTTCCCATATGAATGCCATCCAACCCTTCTGCCAGATACAGTCAGATAAATTGAAGTAGAACGAACATCGTATGAGTAAAATGAACATCCCATCTTTTCAAGTTCTTCACTTATAGCTACCAACTTGGATGATAACTGATCCACTTCCTCAGTTTTCTTTTTACCGCCAAACGCAATAACTCTGGCGTCAAGTGCAAGCTGGTTCTTTAACTTTGTTACTTCTTCAAGTTCAGTGAAAACCCCAGACTTAATTAAAGCGTTACGAGCGATTTCCTCTTTCATTCTCGTAGTTAAGCGGATTGATGACATATTAATTCCTCTCAAATAAGAAAATAAAGGCCACCATCAGGCAGCCTTGTTGTTCAGTTTACCAAGTTCTCTGGCAATCATTGCCGTAGTTCGTATTGCCCATTTATCGACATATTTCCCATCCTCCATTACAGGAAACATTTCTTCAGGCTTAACCATGCATTCCGATTGCAGCTTGCATCCATTGCATCGCTTGAATTGTCCACACCATTGATTCTTATCAATAGTCGTAGTCATACGGATAGTCCTGGTATTGCTCCATCACATCCTGCGGATGCCCTTCGAACTCTTCAAATTCTTCTTCCATATCTCACCTCAAATAAGTGGTTTGCTGCCTAATTTCATTTTCTGGCGACCAACACAAGTCACGCCCATTTCACTGCGTGGCTTGCGGTAGTAAATACGATTCTGTTTACTCTCGACTTCATCTGCCTTCTTGCAGAGAAGGCTTCCGAGTGATGCTGCTTTGTCTGCTCTGACGCAACCAGAGAGCTTTAGCGCAATTTTTCGCGCCAGTCGCTGCTCTTGCATCGCCTGTTCACGTTGAGCCTGTCTGCGTGCTCTGCGGCGATTTCTGGCGTTATCGTCAGCCAGATATGTAATGACTACTGTCATGTTGACCTCCGATGAAACAACTTTGGAATTTTTTTTATTACAAAGTGGTTTCCTTCCCCGCCAATTAGACGGGGATGGAAGAGCATTTATGAGCCTTCATGGACTCTGCTCGATCAGTTCTATTTAATTAATCTCTCAACTGAATGTAAGTATTCACATAAATCCTCCTACCTCTTGTGCAGCTTTCTTGAATATGGTGGCGGCTGCATAACGCCTATGGAATTGACTTTGGCGATTGGATGGCCGGTGCTGAACTCCGGCTTACTGGTTAGAGCGCCCACACTACCAGTGACGCTGTCTTGAGGCGCAGATTGGTTACTGCTTGCCATGAGCGCTGTTTATACATTGGTCGAGCATCAGCCTGCTCATTCATCCAATCCCAAAGCCAACTACTCTTTGGTTCCCGCATTTCGGCGGGACAATCCCATCAATGTTAAAGAGCCTGCCAATCTTTTCCGTTTGGCTTCCAGCGTCCTGCTGATGGCTAAAGAATACTGTAGGTATTTTATTGTGTAAATACCCAAGGTATTTATTTTTGATGAAATAATGATAAACAAATGAATACAAAGGATATTTATTTTTTTCGGTGTCTGCTTGTTCAGTGCTTTTTATGCGGGATATGTGAAGTGGATCCCGATAGCTATTGCTGCCGGGATTATGGGTTAGTCAGCGAAGGTTAAGACGAGAATTACCTTAATGATGTCTGCTACAACAGACACGGCCATAGATAAACCAAAGACGATCCAAGCCATAGAGATGTCTTCACTACCATCGTATAGAGTTCCGTAATCACTGGTGTAAGGCGTAAATGTCGCGCCTTGATACAACAGGTATAAGCTTGATCCATAGAGGATAAATGCAGATATCCCTTGTATTGCTATGACCACTTATTAGACGTCAACTAGTTTTGCCGACTCGCGCCAACTATACTGGCCGCACCCTTCAGTGCGACATCAAGTCGCGCTTGTTACTGCCTTCGCTGTCTTTTTCCTGTAGCTTTCACCTTTCAGTTCGAACATATATCCGTGATGGATCAGCCGGTCTGCCGCCGCCACCGCCATAGTCTCATCCACGAAGATGCTGCCCCACATGCTGAACGGATGGTTACTGGTTATCACCAGGCTCCCACGTTCATAGCGATGCGCTATTAACTCGAACAGTACTCCCGTTTCGGCGCTGTCGCGTTTGACATAGCCAAGATCATCCACCACTATCACCCGGTAGCGATCCAGTTTCAGTAGCAGCTCATTCAGTTTCAACTGCGCTCTGGCTTTACGTAGTTCCTGCAACAACTCTCCTGCGCTGTAGAACCGGGCCCGGTAGCCCTGGCCTACTACGCCATCCACGATCGCTGCCGCCAGATGGCTTTTCCCCAACCCGCTGGCTCCGAACAGCAGAACGTTTTCTCCTGCATCAACCCAGTCTGTCGTTTCACAGAGTTGCCGGAACTGAGCTCCATTCAGTTCCGGCACCTGACTGAAGTCGTATTCGCTTAGCGTTTTGGCAACTGGCAACCGGGCCTCCTTTTTATAACGACGCAGTTTTTCACTCTCGCGCCACAGGAGTTCTTCATTGCATAGCGTCAGAAGATAGCGCGATGGTGTCCAGCCTTCTGCCAGTGCTCGTTTTTCCAGAGCGTGCCATTC